TGAAAGTAAGAGGGATACAACACGGAACCTTATAGCCCCACCGAAGTGTGGCTCCGTGTGTCGCTTATGCCGCCATAGTGCCAGTACTAGTGACCTTCAGTCTGTTCCTACGCAGTTCCCGGTGACCAAACCAGGAGTCGTACCACCAACAGGCTTTAGGCCCTTTCCTAGGGCTTTCTGCTTCGGCAACACAGCGACGACGCTAGACGATATTTGTTTGGTTTTCATACGGAAGTTGGTTTCCACCTCCAACACCGGTTGGTGGGCTACCCCGAACACAGATCTCACCCTGGATAACGGGGTGGGTGAGTACATCAGATGCCACTCGAGCGACGTTGAAAACATCGTTCTCGTGGCCTGAAACTGTGATCGTGACACCGTGACCTCGAAGTGTATAGGATACTCCCCGATTGGCAGGCAAAACGGCAGTTGTGACCCTTCCAATGTCAGGCCATGTCCCAGGTTGAACTCCTTGGACTTGTACAAGACGCGGGAAGGGCTCATGTCGCTCATGTCGATTAACTTGATCACTGCCGTGACGCCAGCACTCTCGGAGATATGTGGCGTGACCACAAAAGTCACACCGGTGGGGGTGTAAAACCCAGTCTTTGGGACCTTCCATAACTTGTGGAAGACAGATGGCCCCAAGCACACTAGAGACTTGCGAGATTTATGGGAAATGTAGACTTTCGAAGGGGTATCCTGGAATTGAGGCTGCTCAAACTCACCGTCGATATTGACGATAGACATTGAAGTGGTCAGCTTCTAATCCCCCAGGCACGACGCGACTAGGTGGTGATAGAGATGTCTCTCGTAGCACGCACCACGAATAAGTTCCAGAAGGTGGCTGTGCCGGTGTAATTGAAGAACAACCGGTCGCCTGGCCGCTGGACGGTAACCCTGCACACATAGATGACACGTGTGGCTGATCCTGCTACATTCTGGTCCAGGACAGACATCCCCTCAGGAGCAGAGGATGTGACATTGCCCAACACCAGACCTGTGCCGTCAAGTATGAACGTCATGAGATATGTACCCACGACGGTAGGCTTGAATGCTACTTGGGTTGTGGAGAATCCATCAAAGTTGAAGTACGCAGGTTGCACGACGCCTGCCACCGTACCGGCATTACCAGKTACCTCCCCAATGAGTCCAGCCGTAGGCTGTGGCTCACTAAGTTCTACGGTGTATTGTATGAAGAGATCGCCATAGGTATTGGCATTACCCCCATACACCGCGTAACCGAACCGTCCGGCGTCAACGAGCTTAAGGTCAGTAACATTGGAATCATTCAGGTACCGCTTGACATTGTCGCACGGAACTGTGAGTGATACCTCTGCCCATGGTGGTGTTTCGGCACAATGGGTCATGTTGGCAAGCTCAGCTCGCTCAAACGGCCCACTATCTCCGCTGTCCTTGTCGTAGAAGAGAGCCACTCGCCCCACCTCCGTTGTGGCGCACAGCGGAACATAACACAGCTGCAGATTAACAAATCTGTACTGGTCGAAGTTCGATGCTATGCTTAGCAACCACGGGAAGCAGGCAGCATTGTTTGGGTTAACCCTAAACTGGCCTGATGGCAATCCTCCATTGAGCTGGAACAATCCGGAGCCCACCCCGGAGACTTGGGTAACATACTCACGATGAGTCACTCTCACTTGACCTTTGACACTTGTGAACTTCGGCTTCCTGCTGCGGATTTGGCGGGATACAGCGACTGGTGCAGCCACAGTCCCACCTCCACTTCCAACAATCATGGGAACTCCTCCCCCGTTCGTCATCCTTTTTCTGAGGCGGTTCCAGGCCCCCTGGAAACCCAACCCACCCGTTCCACACCTTCTTCCCCAGGCGTTGCCCAATCTGGTGGGCGCCTGCGGCGGCATAGGGAACCATGGCTGTCATGGCTCCTGAGGCAAGAGCAGTGCCTGCGCGCACTAGGGCTCTGTTCGTATTCGCTGGGACGATCGACATCGTGTTAGGGTGAACTGGTCAGGTTCTAGTGCAGTAGTCAAGTAAGCTGGGCATGGAGGTGACCAAATCCTGTGGTTCAAGTGAAAACTTGAAGGATGAAAGGTCCCCTTCAATAGCTAGCTGATCATCAGGTGTTAACCCGAACGCCAGCCAGAATGAATACCGTGCCTCAGCCGTGATAGCACCATACTGCTTACCCGCCCTGAACTTGTGTGGTGCATCATAATCAGAGGTTTCTCCGTTGCGGTATTGAGGGAATGAAGAATAAAACGCTGAGAGAACAGGAACATCGCCGGCTAGGCTCAACCCCCCATCTCTCATCGCACCCAACCACCCTCGCAGCCGCTCCGTTGTCATTCCTCCCCTGACGACACAACAGTCCTTAGTCATGACCGTGTCAGGCCGCCTAACCATCACCCACCCCCTAGAGGTTCTCACCGGGTGCATCTGACAGAATTCAACTTCCTCAAGTTCGTACACCGGTGATTCAACCTTCATAGTATATCCCATTTTAACAAACCACTGCGGTAAGTGCTTAAGCTTCTTAAGATCATGTTTCTCCAGGAATAGCACACAATCATCACCACAGTTTGCTAGCTCCGCGTGCAACCCGATTTCCTTGCAGAACTGATATATGAGACATGACATAATCAGATAGTTTCCCATGGAAGTGTTCATGTCCCCAGACATCCGACACCCCTCCACCCTATAATTAACCTTGCCCTCGTGGGTGTAGGCTGACCCACGATTGTGGACCTGCCATTCCAGGAGCTCGGCTAAGTAAGGCGAGCGGAATATATCATTGTAGACAGAATGTTCCCACCTTAACGCATCAGCACTACAGTGCTGGTCAAAGCGGGAAGCATCAAGCCCAACATAGACCGGGTGCCTAAACCTTGAAGCCTTATCTGCAAAGATCGAGCCGACCTTCTCAACCGTATACCCCTTAATAGCTGTGGTGGATCCCCACAGTTTATCTATCGCCTTCATGAGACGTGGTTCCAGGGGCTTCAAAAACCGCCCGACCTCAATGTTATATCGCTGGCCCCGTGGTTGTATCACACGCGGGGCCGGGTCGGGCTTCAACGTGACATTGATCTTCTCTGCCTTCACAAAGGTGCTCAAGTGTGCATCACTTTCCATGAGAGGTAGAGTGTCTAGCGTCTGTGCAGCTCGCTCGTATGAGGCTTTTCGCGGCCCACTGTAAGACGCAACAAACTCGTCACGTGTCCAGTGGGGGCAATAACCAACGATTGAGCTCACAGTTCGACCAACGTCACCGAGCTTAGCGGAAAAGACCCCCGGCTTCGGTTTTGGGGGGCGGACCAATTTCCCGCTTTGCTTGTCCACAACACAGAAGACCCGCTCGACAAGTCCTCTGCACACGTTTTTCAAGGAACCGTTGTGAACAACGTACTCATATGTAGTGGCCAGTGAGTTGAAGGAGTACCAACTTCTATCACCCTTGGCCGAGGTCCCAGCCCTCACCGAGAGTCCCTCTGTGGGACCCACCCCTTTAACCGCTGATAAATCAAAATTTGTGCGGTCAGTGGTGGTGTCACAACCCTCTCGGCGGACTAGGCCTCCCTAGAGGCTCACACCGCGTTGGGTGAGGGCTGCCACGCAGTCCTCAACCCTAGCCACGGCGTCTGGCCTGTCAAGACTAGCCATCACTGCTAATGGCAAAATCCTAACTCGATCAGCAAAGCGAACATTTAAGATTTTCATCTCATCCAAGATCACTTTCTGATAGACCAGGGCATTAGCAGGGGTGGCCTTCAGCAAGCCAACTCTACCAATTGCCCGGGCAGCCAGTTTGCAAGCGAACTTATTGCGTCCCTTGCGAACCTCCAGGATATCACCATTACACGGAGCCTCTATGGTATCATCCGCTTCCACAGAGTCCCATGCATCCTGTATTTTCTGGCCCAGCTCAATGTAGTAGCGGACATTAGACGGTAGGACACAAATTATGTATCCAACAATCACGCCCAGCCACAAAAGTAAGGCATAGGGACCATACAACACAAAGGAGGCCCAACAACCCAGTACAACCAACCCCCTGGCACGCTTGTTGAGAATRTTCCAATAAGCTCGCACGGTAACGCGCGTCTCCTTAACGCACCATTTGATGAGGTTGGTGCACCGAGTGAWGAACCTGGTGACCCACAGCACTCCCATGATGATGACCCTCCAGACAAGTCTGAGGGGCCACCACACAGGTAACGTCAGTGCAATGACGGCCATTTTGAGCGCAGTAACAATTTGACGCCCGAAGGTCGCCCGCTCCTTCAAACCCGGGGTGCATAATGCGTGGACTATTCTTGGGTCACTGTAGTCAACAGAACCAAATTGAAAGTCAACTTCAGCAGTCACTATGCGCCGCGAGAGAATACCGGTATCCATGGCTGGACAACTCACCGTGATGGTCAATCACTGCCAGTATTCTC